TTAAACAAATCTTCCGTATGGATTGGTATTGTATCCTTTCGAATTTAACACACCAGCTTTCATCCAACGACGTTCACCTGTTGAAGCACTAATCCAACTAATCCAAACGAATCCTTCACGTTTTACATATCCGTCGTATTGAACGGACATTCCGTTAGAGTAGTACAATCCAGTATCAATGCCTTTTTCTGTAGGTGCTTTTCTAATCTTTAAAGTAGTGTTTGGATAGAATGTAGCACTTTCTCTATTAAAATCAGAAGGAATACTGTTTAATACAGTCGGTGTTGATTGAGTACTTCCTCCAGGAATATGAGGGTCTGTATCAATTCCTGTATCATTTGTCCATCCAATCGCTACCCCATTACGATCTACACGATACGGATATTTGGCACCTTTAATTACTCTACCAATCGTACCATTCCAATCGCCTTTATAAACTTTACCTGTACCATAGCAATTTACGCTTAATGTATTTGTGCAGATAGGTGTACTAACTGAGTACTTCTCACCACTTGGAGCGCTTGGAGTACTTGGTTGTGTTGGAGCTACAGTTTGACCATCCAATCTAGCATTTACTTCTTGTGCTAACTGTGGCATTTTCGAATGCAAATAAGGGCCCGGACAAGCGGTCGCAGTAAACATTCTATGTTCGGTTAAGCTGCCATTCGCATTACCTGTGTAATTCAATCTAAATCCATATCGTTTACATACATCCACGCATAGATTTACCAATGCATTCCATGCTTTTGGTGAGATCGTCCACGTATCTGTGTTATCGTTAGCAATCTCAATGGTAATTGCCTGGCAATCATTGTAGTAATTACTTGATGTCCATGCACGATTTTCTTCATCAACATTCGCTACAATCGTACCATCTGAACCAATACAATAGTTTGCACTAGCCATTCTTCCACTTACTTGGAATGATTGAGCACATCTTTCGGCGCTCCACTGACAAGCCATATGATGCGGTGTAATCTTACATACCTTGTAACCACCTCTACCGCGCATATAGTTGTCTGCACTTGCAGGAATGTATTTACTTGCTAACTTTGAGTAAGACATTCATCTTCACCTTCTTCTTTTCCGTTCGACAGTTCTGCTTTTGCTTCTTCTAGCAAATCATCATAATCTACTACTTTTTCTTTATCACTCATCATTATTCCTCCTCTGGTACACTAATTTCAGGCAATCCGCCAACGCTTGTTAATAAAGAAACAACGCCTGACAAAACCGCTGACGAAATTACAACTCGCCAATCAACGGATTCCAATAATGCAGATGCTCCAATAACACCAACAGCAGTTTGAGCAATCGTCTTTAATGCTCTGATACTTGCATAATAGCCATATTGAATCCACCATTCTTTACTATATTTTTTCATTTACAAATACCTCCTATCCTAATAATAGTATTTAAATCGTTTGTACACTGTACAAAATAAAAGACCGTATTTAACGGCCTTATTGATACATATTAAACATGTCTCGTATATGTGTCTTAATCATTGTTTTTTCTTCATCTGAATCAACGCATCCATGAATCATAGTTACGATTTGTTGCATACATTTCATAGTCTTATCTAATTCACGATGAGACTTTTCTAAATCCATATCACCTTTTGTACGCTCATATTCTTCTTTGAACGCTTTATATTTTTTCAAATGTTCTGCAAGCTTATAAACAATATCTTCTGTTTCTGGATCATGAATATTATATCCATCATTATCTTCTTTTAATCTTGCAACAGTTGAAACTCCATCTTTTCCTATCTCAATTTGATATTTATTTCTCATTGCTTCTATCGTTTCAATGTCTTTAATATTATCCAAAGCTTGAGACAATGCATGAAAATAAGATTCTGAATAACCATGTTTCTCTAACATATTTGCTGACTCATGCATTATCTTCTCATTAACTTCCATTGCTTTGTGCATATTTTTCACCTACGCAATCTTTTTAATGATGATATTTGCGTTTTGAACAGATAAGTCTAAACCACTGTTATTTGCTAATGCAATTGTATAAGATGCGCCACATGGAACTTGAATCAAGGTGTCTCCATTTACATTTCCATACGCACTTGCGGTTGCAACAGTATAAATAGATTGTGTTCCACCAATTGCTTCTCCGTTTAGTTCAAGCACTAAAGAAGCTTGTCCTGCCGCTGCGCTCGTAATATCCGCAGTATAAGTTACTTCATAGATACCTGGTTTTGTTAGTGTAAACAATCCACTTCCTAGATCGTGTGCCAACCATCCTTTACATGGACACTGGCAGGATTTACTTCTTACACGATCTGTAGGAAACAAAACATTATTTGAATTATCGACTGTCTGAACAGCCGTAGCAATACTATTAATCATTTCTTTTATCCTCCTATTAAAATAGGGATAGCCTTTCGACTATCCCATTAAATCCAAAGGCAATTGCCTAATCACATATGTGCTAGATTATAAATTGTTGTAGCCATTACATCCACATCCGTTGTTATAAGCGTAATATGGTGAACATGTAATGTAAGCTGGTTTTGGTGTTGGTTGCAAAGTACTAATGATAGCTGCTGATTGTGCCTGTTGACTTAATTGGAAATTAGCCGTCAATAAATCACGGTCACGATCAGCTAAACGATCACGTAATTCTTGCATAGTGTTTGCATTGATCAACGCACGTGTTGCTTCACCTTCTGAATGAATTGCTGTTGTAATGTCACAAGTGTTTTTGAAACTTTGAGCATTTACATTGTCAATTGCTCTTTGAGTATTGCAGCAACATTCTTGTTGTTGAGCTTGCAAGTTTTGAAGTCCTAACTGATTAGTATAGCGACTTTCTAATACATCACGTTGAGTTTGACAACCTGTTTGAGATACATTTGTGTTTGTGTTAAAAATATCTCGTTTAATGAATTCTTCATTTAATAAAGAATCGTTTGTTAGGTTTCCGTTGCCATATCCTCCATATCCAAATAATACGAAGATTAGCAAGATCCAAATCCACCAACCACCTCCGTCTCCAAAGCCGTCATTTCTTTCGGCTAAGTTGTAAGTCGGTTGAATTCCCATTCCGTTTTCCATCATATATGTTCTCCTTTCTTTCTATAATAACGGTTTAGCCGTTGTTACCTAATTCCAAACTGTTTTGCCATTTGTTGAAGTTGTTGTTTTTGTTGGGGATTTAAATTACCCATCAACTGATTTAAAATCGCTTGTGGATTTTGACCACTATTCATAAGCATTTGAAATTGTTGAAATGCTTGTGGATTTTTCTGTGACAACATATTCATTAACATTTGCTGGGGATTTCCCATATTCATCATATTCATTGGATTCATATTTCCCATAATACTTTTTAAAGGATTCATTTTGTTTGTGCTCCTTTCTTAGGTTGTTCATTAGCTTGTCTTGGTGGTTTACTTAATGCACCTATTAATTCATCTAATTTCTTTTCAATTCCGTCCACACGGTTTTCGATACTGTTAGAAGTATCTTCCGTGATTTCTTCAAATTTAAATTTTTTAAATGTTCCATCTAAAGATTTCATATAAAAAATAGATTTATTGTTATCAAATAAAATCGTTGGTAAATTTGCATTCGCAAAGTTTCTAGCTTCCTGCTCATCGTTCACCCATTTTCCATTAAAATCAAAATTACCTTGTTGTTGTGGTGTAATCTGATTATTAATATTGATAGGTGGAATATTTGCATATTGTTGTACTTGCTGAATTTGTTGATCTATCATTTGTCTTTGCTGCATCAAACTGTCAATTCGTGCTTGTGCTGGATTATAATTGTTATACATTTCAACCACCTCTTTACGCTTTAATTATATGGCTATGCAATAAATAACTTAATACTCGAATAATACTTATAAAATACCCAAAATAAAATGAGCAACCATTATAGATTGCTCACATATTTATCGAACATTTTTCTTGCTTTGCATACTCTGTTTCTTATGGTTTGTACTTCCATATGTAATGCATCTGCAATTTCAGTACATGACATGTCATATACGTATCTCATAATCAAAACCTGTTCATATTTCTTTCTTAATCCAACAGATTTGATAAGTATTAATGCATCGTTAGGACGTACCTCTTTTAATCTGTTAGCTTTGTTAATATAAACCACCGCCTTAATTAAATTCGTTGGTTTGAATTAGCTTCGCAAGAACAATTATTAGCATGATCATCTTTCCAATAACCACGACAAACAATAGTAGAATAAAGAACAATAATTACTAGGATTAAAACCGTAATAATCGTCCTACTCGTTTTATAGTTTCTATCAATTAATTTTGAACAAAAACCATAAATGTTATCTACTTTTTCTTCTACATTTTGAAGTTTTTTGTTTGCATCTTTAATATCCATTTTTATTACGATCCTCCAACGCTTCTACACGTTTAAACAAAGTAGTTATTTGTTCTTTTATTTGAGAAAGTTCAACTTCCATTGAATTACTTCCTTTTTTAATTTCTGAAATTGAATCCTTTATATCACTTAAATCCGATTTAATATGCTCCAATTCATTCTTTAAAAATGCCATGTTGGATATTTGCTCTCCATCCATCTTGCGTGTGCCACGATTATACGTAATAAATGCAATTACAAGCATACATGCAGAAATAATAACACTAAGATATTCACCGTTCATTTTTAACCTCACTCATCATCAAATTCAATCAGATCGTTTTTCTGTTCTTCCGTGATTTTACCTTTTTCATAAGCTTGCTTAACTAAGAAAATGAAACTGTCTTTGTCATATTTACCTTCGATAACTCTTTTCTTCTGATTACTCAAGATTCTGTACATCATTAACTTCCTCCGTTTCTTCTTCTACAGGTAATTCAATACCTGCCATGCAAGCTACGTATTCGGTAAGAAATTTTTGATTTTCTAATTCATCTTTTGTAGCTTGAACTTGTGAAGCTTGATATTCCTCTTGAGCTTGTTTTTCAATTGATGTCTCTAGTTGTTTGATTTTCATTTAAAAGCTCCTTTCTACGCAATGCAAACAAGCGGGGTGAACGTAAGCGCAGAAGAAGCGTTGCCACCGCCGATATAGCCTCTATCGTACACAATCCATGGATAACAAACTTCGTCACGGTAGGCAGAACGCAAACGGACGTACTGAGGTGATGTTTTGTTAGCAACAGAATATGTAATCATATTTGGATAATCGGTCCGCCATTCGCAAGGAGTTGTACGTCCGCTTCTTCTTTTCCAATAGGTATGCGCATCTCCTTCTCCATTTGTTTGTGGTTTAATAAACATCTGAGATAGCGAAGGCAAGGTAACGTAATCATAAGTAATATTCTCTGTGCCATCATCACTTACAAAGTTGGCATAAGTAACTACTTTTACTTTTTTAAGACAATTTAGCATTTCTTCAGGTATACCACATAAAAAGCCATCCTTGTTTGTTAACTCGTTAGGACAAATATCCCATTGGTCTTGCGGAGACCACCATTTTAATTTTGGCTTGCTTGAGTTTAAATACTGTCTTAAAGCGGATGTTTTCCATCTGTTCCATCCTAAAGCCATTTCTTGTGCAGAGTTTAAATTTCCATTTCTTCTATCATGTTGAATCGTTCCTAGATTTGTTCCACTAGAGCCTGTAGTGATATTCACTGTTTCGCTTAGTGTGATTCCATCTTTTCCATAGGAATAAACTTTCCAGTTGGATGGCGCTTGGGCATGTGCTTCGTAGCATCCGGCTAACCTGCCACCTTTTTCAACTGGCTTAGTCAATGTAAACTGATAACTGATACCTGGTTTAACATTATTTCCCCATGCTTTCGCAAAATCAAAATGATAAGTACCCGCACTAAGCCCATCAGGGCATGCTAAAAATGCCCTTTGGTGACTGAACTGTATACCGAACGGTAGCGTGTAATGCGATTGTAGCCACATTCCAGGTACGATTTCTCCGTCCTCTAAAGTTACATCTTCAAAGTGGTTAACTTGCCATGGAATATCGTATTCTTTTGAATCTGCGGTATCCGTCCATTTCTCGATTAATTGCGTACCAACAGCAAATGCTTTTTCTCCCGCTCCATCTGCAACGATTGCTTGAACGCTATTCCAATCCACATTAGAATGTGCGATATTTGTTTGTGCAATTACAGATAAAGCTTTAGCAATTTCTTGTCCTGTATCGTCTGTCAGTATTCTTTTCTTACTCATTTTCTACCTCCTGTACAATGTATCCTTCTTCATCTACATATAAACCTAAATCCGCAAGTCGTTTAACTTGTTTATCACCTTCAACGACCAGTTCGTTCAAATACTCATTTTTTTTATTTTCTAAAGTTGTATTTGCTTGCTTAACCTTAGAATCAACAAGCATTAACATCTCTGCCACTTGATCTTTTTCAGCTTGAGTTAATGTACTAATTTTTACATATATACTTTCAGGCACTAAAGTTTGAGCTAGTTTTGAACCCCATATCTTTTCAATCTCATCTGTTTCTTCTTTTGTTTTTGTAGCTTTTACCACAAAAAACAGTTGTCCTTTATTTTTTAAAGCTTCTCCAGGCACAATCCAATCAAATTCATACGAATCCCCAACAATTCTATTGTTAACCGCAAGTGTAGTACCTGTTTTGTTAGACGAATCTTTCCAATTTATGCGTATTACAGAATCGGACATTTTAAAAACATCACTAACTGCATTTATAACTTTAAATTTTATAAGCATAGAATCTTTATCATATTGAGTACCAAACACTTTATTTGGATTTTGAATTTCAATTTCTCTAGTTATAGCATCAATATAAATATACTCATCATCATAATCATGTGCATCTATATCAAAACTTAATGTAGCTTTTAATCCATCCATTTTTTAATCTCCTTTCACTTGAAGTACTCCTTTTAATGGGGTTTCTTTAATTCCATTCACATCTATATGAACCATCCAATTATAAACACCAACAGAAAGATTATCCGTTTGACAAATTACCTTCAAAGATTCATCAATAGGAATTCTGATATATTCTTTGACATCTTTATAAACAATGAATTCTAAAGAATCATTTTTACCAGGAATAAATACTTTCCCATTCTTATATTTAATTAAAATGTCTGTATAGATGGTATCTCCTTGATTTATGAAAATATGATCTCTTTTAATTTCCATTCTTTATTCCTCCTTATAAGGTATTGCTTGATGCCATTCCAAACCATCATATGCACTTAATCTAACAAGGTTATAAGTATCTCTATTTCCTACGCCAGAAGAATATGCACTTATTCCACTATCTAGTTTTGGTTTATTCATTCTTCCAAGAGCCATGGAATACCCCCGTTTCCATGCTCCGCCAACAAATACCCACGCTTCCATATAAGTGAATGTTGTGTTAAATTTAAATTCAAACGGTTTGCTGGTTCGTCCAAGTGTATCTTCTATCGTTACTTCAAAGTCAAATTCTAAGTTTTTAGGCAGATTATTGTATGTGGTACTCGTTCCTTCAGATACTTTGTAATTTCCACGCGTTCCCCACGTGCAAGATTTTACATGAGTATCATCTGACGTATGCACAGTAAGTGTTACGTTGTCATAATCTGAATCAACTTCTGTTATCACAAAATCAACACTTTCGACACTTATTTCAGGATAATTTTCCAATGTAGTCGCAGTTAATATTTTTTGACTTACATACGATCCAGTTAAATTGGCTTTCCATACCTCAACATGATATTCATACTGTGTTTTTTGCGTTAATCCATCAACAGTTATAGATCCATTTAAATTGTTTGATATAAATTCTTTTTTATCTTGTGCGAACACCCTCAAACAATACAAATTGTATGGATTGCTTTTTAATTTTCCGTTGATAACTAAAGATTCTACATCAATATCAGATATGGATGTTTCAAATTCAGCTACTGAAATCAAAGGCGTTGTTACACTGGCCGTTCCACTTAAATTTGGCCATCCACTTATACTGCAATTATATTTGAATGTCCATTGTCTATAACAACCCATATCTTCATTTATTTCACCTGGAATATTTATCCACCCTGTATCTTGTGTATAATATCCATAATTCATGTATCCTGACCATGTTAATCCACCAAATTTTACTGTATTATACGCTTGTATAGCGAATTGGCCTGTAATCTTAAAGCGAACATTAGCTTTGTATCTTAAGTTAGGATAGGCACCTTCATATCGTTCATTGTAAACATCAAACGAAACACGCAAGTATTGGTTATAGTCTAAATTCGCTACATTAGAATATGCAGATACATCATAATCTATCGCTGGCGGTTGTTGACCATCTTCGATAATTGACGAATTGTCTAATAAGACATCAAGATCAAAATCGGTTTCGTTGTAATCTAATTCACATACAACTCCCATAATCTACTCCTTATATTTGATATAAATATCACCTTGCTTGTCCGTTGATAAAACCGTAGGATCACTTGTTCCATAACGCACATTTACAGTCAATTTTAACTGTTCCTGGAATTGACTAATATAATCTTCTAAAACTCTGATGTATTCTCTTTGTTTTGCCATCAATTCAATAGCATTTCTAAATTCTTCTTTAGATTCCAAATCAAACGCTATTGCCATATTTTCAATTACATTAATTTTAATAGGAACAGACGTTACGAATTCACCACTCATCAGAACATTGATTTGGCATTGTACTATGCCAACCTCAGCAATAATCTGTTGGAATATTTCTGGATCTGAAAATTTAATTTCGTAAGCATTCGAATTTTGAAATCTAGATACAGATGTAGCATCCATACTAACCATTAATCCACTAGGCTTAGTAGCCCATAACGTAGCGGTTAAGCTATCATCCGTATACGCTACTTGGTCAGTGATAATATCGTCACTGACAAATACATCCAATCCTCGTCCTGTATCACCTTGTACCATTTCAACTATAGGCACAGATGTTTGCTTAGTTAAGCTTACAGTTACATTTGAATATACAATTGCCATGTTATACCTCCGTTTCCAATATAAGAGTAAGTTCATCTGGCATTTCTTTGATTAAATCATATGTCATTTTATTTAAATAAAATCTTTCTCTTTTACCTGAATTATTTGTATCTACATAAATAACATCATTCAATTTTAATTGATTTGCATTAGGAATGTTTGATCCAAATAATTTTTCAAATTTTATAGTTGTTTCCGTATCCGAATTTTGCAATTCATTTTTTAAATCTTTGCCAGCAATGTATCTTAAATACGCTTGCAAATTAGATTCATTTTTAAATACGCCAAACGTAGCTTTTGTGGCCGATGAATCATCAGCCATTAATTTAACATCCGAATATTCTTTTACTTCAATGCGGTGTATTTCATTCTCATCCCATTTACTAGATTTAACTATCTCGTTATTTGGCAAAATTCTTCCATTATAAGCCTTTGGAATTATTCCAGTAACAACATTTTCCATAGATACTTTTTTTGTGTAGTCAACAATTTCTTTATAACCAACATAGAACTCTTTCGGCTTTAACGCTGCTTTATAACCATTAGGTTTGCCAAAATAACAATCATAATTATCAAACATCGCAACATATCTATGTTCTTCACATTCCGGCCATCTATTCATCATAGAATTATCTTCACCTCCAAACAGACATTGAATCAAATTATAACGAACCCAATAAGCAGTTTGAGTTGATTCCTTATCTTCAAATTGCCAACAAAGACTTTGTGATTTGTTACCTATTCCGTGTGAATATAGTTGTATTTTCACTCCTTGCGTTAAACCGCTTCCATCACCGCCTGGCCACCAATTGTAGTTTTTATCGGTAGGTCTAACGATTTTATATCCATTAGCTTCTGGCAAATAGATAAGTCCCCAATAATCTTCCCAATGCATATTTGTATTCGATGGATTATTTCTAAGCCAATATGTTTCGATTTTAGAATAATTTTTGTCTTCATAATTCTCAGCACATATCCATCTGCATGAGCATATCGACATAAAAGACCAGATTTCATGAATTCCATTAATTTCATCCGAAAATTTTTTTAAAACAAATGTTTGAGCAGGTGAATTGTTAGCCTTAAACATTTGCAATTGTGTTGCTATATCCTCGTTTGCTGATGGAACATCTACACACAAATCCGTTTTATAAGCATTGTGAATATGTACTTCTCTACCATCTTCTGGCTTTATATTTTTGTAATCTTCGTACCACCTATCACCATAAACATGATACGGATATTTAGATTTTGATTTTTCGATAATATCATTGGCAGTTTTAATAGCTCCATCCCACGTTGAATTCACTGTACGATTATCAAATACAAATATTTCTTTTTGAGAGTCAAAGAATATATGCGTTGCATAACATACATAAGTATCGGAAATTCTATTTTCTTTAAAATAAACTATTCTAAATAGTTGCGCTTTTTCAAAATTTAAATCTACTTTAAAAACAGATTCTTCTGAAATTTTCATTCCTAATAATTCACTCTTCGGAAATTCAATTTCCACATACCAGATTGAGTTTCTTTCAAAAGTTGCTTTTGCGCTTTTACAGTTCTTAAGAACAATATCTCCATTTCGCTCAATCATTTGTTGATATGTTGTATTCTTTTTAGATAGAAATAAATGTATCATTGTCAAATCTCCTTAAAGTTTCTGAATATTTCAGTACGAATCAAACCAATTTCTGTATTGATAACTATATCGTTTGACCCATATTCAATTTTTAAATTTTCAAATGATCCTTCTGTTTTTAATGTTGTATATTCGAAATATCCATTTTCATAAACAGTTTTCATATATGCATTTTCAGAATTTATTTCTATGTATTTAACAGCCAGTGCATTATCAATGCTACCCGGTTGATAATAATTGTATTTTTTAGCGAACGGTTGATATATTTTAAAACTGCGGTTATGAGTAAGTGAATTAATAGAAATCCAGCCAGTCTTTTCTGATGTGTTATAGAATTTATACGTAGGATATGACGGTTCGTAAAGATTTACAATTGATGTAATGTCAAATACCGAAATCTGCATAGGCCTAGCGTATTTATCAATATATCTATATCCATCAACAGTGAATTTGATAGTCAATGAAAATGCGAAACCATGCCATCTTTCTGAAATGTTATATTCTATGTTCTTCACTTTCCAAAAATGATCTGAATCTTCATCTGGGAATTTTAATAATCCTTTTCCACCTGCAAAATATTTTTTAATATCATACAATCTTTCATTAGCTTCTTTTTTGCTTTGAACTACAAAATTACAAGAAACCTCAATCGTTTTATCTTTAAGAACACCAGTGTGACGGTACGATGTTGTACCGTCTCCCATTTCTGATGTTTCTACAATTTCTTCCGAAAAAGGGATAATTGGAGCACTAGTTATCTTCAACAAATTACTAATATTTTTGTAAATTGTATATGGTTGATTTTCAGGTGTGAATTGTAATGTATACATATTCTAAGCTACTCCTTTCCCTATATTTTTTAGCATGTCTCGAATTGACACAATTTCTTGTACAGTATCTGTAACAACATTTCCGTCCAATTGCATAGGCTGTAGATTAATTGTTAAATCACAATTTCCAATTGCGTTAATCATTCGATCCAATCTGTTTGTGATTGCACTCAAGTTTATATTGCCTACACTTCCAACACTACGTGATGTAGACCCACTCATAATAGCTGTTGTAGCATTCGCAACAGATGCATATGAACTGATATCAGAATAAGTGGCAATCTTATCTGCACTCATTGGCATAATATCTGTGTCAACCACAGGCCTACCAGAATTAAACAAAGATTGTTTGCTATATTTTTTATTGTTATCACCTTCAACAACTGTCTTCTTTTTTGCTTTTTCTGTATACGTGATAGGATGACTATCAGCATAGTTTTGTGCTTTGTCGATATTAGACTTAATATCTGCATAAGCTTTAGCAGAGCTTGTAACCATGTTATCTAAAGACGATTGCATTGTTTTTTCCATCTTTCCACTCATTTTTCCAACAGCGGCCGATGTAGTTCCGTCATTCGCAAATGCATCAGCAATTCCTTTAATGCTGTCTTGGGAATCTTTCAACATCTTATCACCGGCATCTTTCATATTTTGGTCAGTCAACGACATCATTTCTGCTACCCCTTCACCCACTGTTTCTTGACCACTTGCAACTTTTTCGGCGATTGTTGGTGGAATCTCTTGTCCTTCCATTCCGGCAGCTTGAACCGCCTGTGCCAATGTAATCAAACTATTCATTGCGTTAGTAGCTTCTGAAATACTTCCACAATTTGCCAGGATTCCATTTGCTACATCCAAAGGAATAGATCCACCAATCATACCAGCTTCGTCAACAAGTTGATTCATATTCATTAAAGTAGCCATATAGTTAGCTGCTTCTACCGCATTTGCAGTTCCATTAGTTATTCCTTCTTGAATACCAAGTGGAATTTGAATACCTGATTGCGCTGCCTGTGCTGCAATATCAGTCAACTGTGCCTTCATAGTCGTTCCCATCTGTTCAAACGACTGTGTTTCTAAGTAGTTAGATTGAAGAATGGATTGTGTCTGCGTTTCGTGCAATTTCGTATAAGAATCCGCTAAATCCGTACATAATGTATTAATTGATTCCTTCAATGCACTTGATTGATTCATATAATCTTGCATTGACATCTTACCGTTAGCATATTCTGCACTTAATTTTCTTAATGAATCCGTTGTAGTATTTATACTTTCCGTAAGCTCTGCATTTTTTAATTCCGCTTTCAATTGAGCAGCGGCATTTTTCTTTGCGATACTAGCAAGTGCTTCTTGTTTTGCTTCTTCTTGAAGCTGAGTGATTCTTTCTTTGATTGCATCAATACTTTTATAGTTCGCATCCTCATTAAGATTTAGCTTGCCAGTATTTTCATCAATCTCTACTCCCAAATCAGGATAAAGTTGATTTAACTCTCTAACTGCTTCTGCTAGCATAGTCTTTTGTGTAGCATTTAAAGATTCTTTTGAGTTAAGATCTTCAATTGTTTTCATCAAATGACTTGCAGTTTTGTTATTTTGCGTATACTGAGTTGCAATTTCACCCATGCTTGCCTTAGTTTTAGACATTGACTTTGCATACTTTTCATAACCATCAATAACCTTTAATGTAACTGCATAATCTGTATCTTTATATGCAAGTTCCTTATTCGCAGTTTCCATTGTTTCCTTGCGTTTTTTATTGGCCCAAACAACAGCACCTGCGAAAGCACCAAGTGCAACTGTAACAGCCGTGATTGCTGGATGTGTTAACACAAAACCTTTTCCTAAAGAAACGATAGAAGTACTTGCTAAATCTCCCGCTTTTGCAGCATCCCCAAATCCATCAGCTACCTTTTGTAAACCTGGATGTGCTTTAGTAAAGAATTTAACAGTACTTTGCGCTGCACCAGCTACTTTACTTACACCTTTTGCGGTTGGATAAGCGGCTGCCGTCAACAATAACATCTTTGCGATTGTCTGTTGCGTTCCTTCATCTAAATTAGAGAATGCGTTAGCTGCCTTTTTAACTATCTTTAATAGATCTGTTAAGGTAGGTGTAAATGCCTGGCCTAATTCATTACCAGCTTGTTTAACAGCTTCCCATGTTTGAGATAATTGAGATTTCAATGTCGCATAACGCTTTTCTGCTTCGTTTGCCATTGCTGAATTGTCATTCCATGCATTTTTAGAAACATTTAATGCATTAGCCAATACATCCGAACTTTGTGCCAAAGCACCCATTGCCTGTGATTGTCTAATTTCTGTAATGCCTAAATCATTAAGAGTTTTTGTAACATCACTTGATTTACCAATACCTTCTACAAACTTTAAGAATGTTCCCGCTGCATCTTCTCCCCAAGCCTTTTGGAATTGTTGAGAAGTCATACCAGACACTTCCGCAAAATCAGATAACGAATCATTCCCCGTTGAAACAGCTATATCAATCGTCTTTAACATTTTAGAAACAGAACCACCACCAGCAGCGGCTTCAATACCTAATGAAGATAATGCAGTTGATAATCCTAATACTTGGTTAGAGTTAAAGCCTACCATCTTACCTGCAACGCCTAATCTAGTAGCCATATCCATAATATCCGCTTCAGTAGTAGAGAATTTATTTCCCAAATCTACGATTGTAGAGCCTAATCGAGAATAATATGTATTTGTCTTTTTAGACTGCGAAACCATTACGTTTGAGAATTTGGCAATACTTTGTGCTGCTTCTTCACCAACAAGATTTGTAGTATCACCCAATTCTGTAATAGTTTTAGTAAATCCAACAATAGAATCTGTAGGGATACCCATTTGTCCTGCTAGTTCAGCATAATGAGCAATATCTTGATAAGTACTAGATGTTGTCTGTGCTAAATTCTTTAATCCATCGTCGATTTTAGACAATTGTTGTGGTGTTCCATCCACTGTTTTTGTAACACCTGTCCACGCATCTTCAAACTCGATAGCCGTCTTAGTAGCAGCTGCAATGCCTGCAAAAGATAACATAGACAATGGTTTTACAGTGTTCGCAAGCTGTTCAGCTTTTGAACTTACTTTTCCCAACGTGTCATATAACCTTAACAAGTTTTCATTCGTTGAAATGAATTCATTTGACATACCTGCCAATTCATTCTTAAGCCCTAAAGCACCTGCTTTTAAACCTAGATATGTACGTTGAGAATCTTCATACGTGCTTCCTAAATCAACCAATGATTTTTTCTGCTCAGCAATACCAGCAGTGCAATCATCCATTGCTTCTTTTAAAGTGACATTTCGTGAAGCTAATCTTCGAATAGCATCTTCGCCTTGTTCTGCCGAACGTGTACCATTTGATATTGCTTCTTTCCATGCACTTATTTGTTTGTTGTTGTCTGCATATTCTTTATTCAAAGAACTAAATGTATGATTGTAATTATCAATAGACTTTGAAGCAGCATCAACAGCGCTTGCCCACTGCTTCTGTGTCTTTGGATAATTCATCAGTTTCTTGTTATAGACTTCTAATTGCTTAGTTGTGTTTTGTATCTTATCTTTTAATAGATTTTGATATGTCGCAAATGACTGAAAATCTCCTTCGTTGAATTTCATAGAAGATTTCAGTTTCGACATTGTTTTATCTAATCCTGCTGTTTCGGATTTTATTTTATTAATTGCTTTTTGAAAGCCTGTAGTATCTCCATCAATTTTTACGGAGATACCTCTTACTTGACTGTAACCTGACAATTTTAGTACCTCCTAAAATCTGTCAAAGTCGCTTTGGACTGCTTTACGAATACGAATTTTGTTTTTTGAATTATTTGCTTTGGACTGCGTATTTCCACGTGCAATAATCAAATCAAATAGTCGTCCTATGCCCATATCTTCTATTTCATCTATTTTCAATCCTAAGTTTAATCCACCTAATACTAAATCAGTGTAGCTTACGCTTCTTTTTTTTTATCATCTGAAGTCACTTCATCGGATTCATTTTGTACAGTTGCTTTATTCGCATTGATAATTTGTTCTAGAATAACAACTCCGCTCATTACATAGGTTTCATAATTTTCAATTTCATCCACAAAATCTTGGAATGTTTTTGTTTCTTTTCCATGATATGTGTCATACGTCTTGATACATGCCCAAACTAATCTTTCAAAAAATAAAGATCCGTTTGCCTGCAATAAAACGAAATAAGGATCTCGATCAGGATTTCCTTCACGAACATTTTTTTCGATAGCTTCACCAAATTTAATTTGCACTTCCTGAATATCCACTAACAAATCTCTGTTGAAACAATCTCTATAAATGCTAGCTGTTTTGCCTTTATACAATAAATTATATTTTTTACCATCAATACTTAATGTCTGTTCCATATAACCTCACAAAGAGGGGGATACCCCTCTTATAATGTGCTCACTTTCTTGCCATCATCACTTTGTACAACTACTGGTGTACCCTCTTTCTGGCTCATTTCACCAACTTTTGGAGTTGGTAATTTTGGAGCAGTTGAAAAGAAACTCTCATAATTTGTATCACCTTTACGACATTTTGACTTTACCCATTGATGATCATCTTTCTCAACAGGAATAGCTGTAATATCCATTGATGTTGTTTTTGGATCAGTGCTTTCTTCTTTTGTTTCACCTTCTATATTTGGTCGAGCAAATACAACCTTATAGAAGATATGTTTTGTAGCACTTACATCACCTTCAAATTGGAACATTAACGCAACGTTATTAGGTAATACGTTTGCATCTTCTGCTAAGTTACCTTCTTCAGTTGTCACTGTATTGAAGATCATCTTTTCAATTTCTTCAGGAATTTCAGACATCTCTAAACTACCTGAATATCCATTGTTTGTGTTTGTTGTGAAATACGCAATATTATCTGCATAATATTTATTTGTTTCACCTTCCGGGTCTAGTGTTAATGATTTAGCACCTTTCCATGCTGTAGGCGCACCATATGTAATTGATCCTGCGTTTTCCGTAATGGAACATACATGAACATTTTTTAGACCGAATCGTACTTTGTTTTTATCTGCCATAGTTTTTATCCTTTCAAATATTTTTCGATTAAACTTGGCAGTTCTTTGATTGCGTTTGTTTCTCCATCTTTCCAGTGCTTAAATGCACGTGTACGTCTAGGAGAATTCCATAAATTATGTCCGTTTTCGAGTAAATGAGTTAATGAGTATTCATGGCCACTCGCATAAATAACACCGCGTGTATGAGCTAATTCACGTTCTATCTTATATGTGATAGACCTTTTATATTTGCCCTTTCTGCGCGTGTTTCTATGATCTACATTAGCCTTAGCTTTAATAATATCTTTGGAATCTTTTGTAGTTTCTTCTACTGCTCTATCAATCTGCGCCAAAGAATGCTCTTTATATTCTTGAATCATCTTTCTGATTTCATGCCCAAGCTGCGACATATCGCAATATACATCATTGACGGCCAACTAATGTCACCGTCCATTCTGTACAGTGTACTTTTTGAGCTTTTATATCTTCATCTGTGATAGTTTGGTATGGTATTTCTAATTCATCAAACATGTCTTCTATTTTAGCTTCTAATTCAAAATCTTTTTGATCAGTCACTAATCTGTATATGTAAACTCCAATTTTGCAATACGTTCTATTGTCTGCAAAGTAATTGTTTGTATAATCCAATGCATAATTTCCGTATGGAGTATGGGGTTTTGACTTGAAACTGCCATATACAAATTGTCCTTCACCTAAAAGTTCAGTGAATTTAGCAACGATTTGTTGTCTTACTGTTTCCATTCTCCAGCATCCTGTTGAACATAGAGTTCAATCGTATCTCCGGATGGGAACGTACGATAAACTGCATACTTTTTATCGTTGTATTTCACTGTTGTCTCACCATTGTAATCAATAGTAGGAATAACAAGCTTATACGCTAACTGTATGCCTGCCTGGTAGGCTTCATTAAATTCTTTTGAATAAATTCCACCAACTCGACAAAATACTTCCTTCTCCGTTTCATTAACATGTTCCACACCATCTGCATCAACATATCTTTCTTTTTCAATCAGATATGCCACATCATAATAAAGATTATTCTCACGAGTATATTCATATGCCATACTATGTCACCTTCTTATGGGATTTATCTGTCATAAGAATCTGACGTAAATCCTCATATGTTTTAGCCATTGATTCTTTATATGAAGCATCCGTTGTACCAAATTTTGACTTTACATATGTTATTACCGCTACTACAATTTCATCTTCTAAATCATCCTCATCAAATAAGATATTTAATCTATCCAAATCGTATAAACATGCATTGATATACGTTTTGATTTCATCATCATATGCGCGTGATTTTGCTCTTGTAGCAGCAGTTCTAACACGTTCTAGAAGGCTTTCAGAAATATTGAACGCCATTATCTATCACCTAAGCTTTCTTTGCACTGCTTTTTCGAGTGGTTTTCTTAGGCTCATCATCTAATAAAATAGGTTCTTCATCATTTAATGATTGTGTTCCTGCTTGGCTTTCATCTTTCGTAACATCTCCATTGCTTAAGCTACTTTTTTTTTTAACAAGAAGATGTATTGAGGATCTAATACTTTACCATCATTGATAACTAATGCCTGAGTTACTTCCTCATTCTTTTCATAATCCCAGTACTTCTTCACACCAAACTGCATGTTTGAATTGATTGCATAGGCTTCTTTTCCTACCCAATACATTCCGAAATATTCACCGTTCTTTGCTTCATCAAAATCTTTGAACGTATCATTTTCAACGAAATTAACAGTTCTGGCTTTGAATGTAGCACGTTCTGCACCATCAATAGGATTATATGTTTCTGCATAAACAGGACGATTATTATCGTCGGCCAATGTTTTAATGTTTGCTTCATATGTAGCAGGAGTCATAACAAACTCTGGCTTTAATTTACGCATTGACAAAGGAATCTTCGCAAATAATTTTGTTTGCCATGATTTCCAATCTTTCATTTCTGCTTCCGTAAATTCAATAATGTGATCGGCTTTAATACGTCCTCCACTTACTTTATTAGCTTCTGTTAAGATACCTTCACATTCATTATTTGTAGATTCTCCTGTTAAAATTTCACGATCCATAGCTTCCAAATAAGCTTCTACAATAACTTTTGCTAATTCAGTTTCGAATGCATTTACGGTCAATACTGTTTGCAGTAAGGTACGAGCTAAACGAATTTCACCGATCAAATATCCAAATTGTACAAATTCTGTAACAGAACCGGCCTTTTGACGATCGGACACTGACGTTTCAGTAATACGTTTAAATGTAGCCTTGAATGAACCGATAGGATATTTAACACCACCACGGAAATTTGTATGTAATACTGCATTGTATAAGTAACCACGTGATTTACTTAATTCAGTCATTACTTTCTGAACAATTGTTTCAGGAATTAAAATACCTAGATCAGCTGCCACACCTGCTTCTGCACTACGTTGTCTTAAGATTTCTGACTGTTTTCCTTTTTGAACGAATTCCATGAATGCACTACGATATTCCATATCGTCTTCCATTCCTTTTTTACGTTCTGACAATCCTTTTGGCATTGTTGGATGTGCTTTGCTACGAGCTTGTGCTTGTTGTGCAACAAAAGTTTCTTCTTCATCTTCAATAGATTTTGCCATAGTATCTAAGAACGCTTGACGTTGTGCAGCCTGGCCTTGTAACTCTTTGTCACGCTTTTGTAAGATATCAAATTCCGCCTGTAACATTTCCAAGTTTGTATTAGGATCGTTTTTGTTGACCTCATCTTGAATTTCTTTAAATCTTTTTTGAATCTGTTCGTGATTCATTGCATTGAATGCTGCTAGTTGTTGCTCTGTAAACATTAATTAATAGCCTCCTTAATCTGCAACAACAAACTCAGTCTTTCTCGTTTCTTTTCATTTTCTTTTTTAGCCCGTTCTTCATCCATTAAAGACTTTGCCCTTGCTTCAATGGATGTTTGATCATTTGCAGGAATCGACACTGCTGAAACATCATAAATTTTTGATACTTTACGTGTTGTCCACATTTTTTTATCTCTATCATATGATTCCTCATCCACCATGTATCTCCATGACATCTGAGTAACCATTCCTGCCTGAATACTGTCGTACAAACGTTTTGCAGCTTCTGTTCTTCCTAAATCTGCTGCAACAAACAATCCATGTTCATCTACTTCAACAATGAGTGAACCATTGCTTGTACGTGCATATACCATTCCTCCATGATCAAATTGGAATATGATGTCATTCATATCCGCATTGTCCAAACTTGAACGCTCAATCAACTCATATACATCATTGCCTTCATAATCTCGATAAAGCACATAAGGCTTGAATGTAGTAGCATATCCCTCAACATAGTATTGAGTATCAATCCGTTTATTCTCCGTCACCGGATTCATCTGAAACGGAATTGAGCGCATTTGGATTTTGCTGTGGTTCGGTTTCGCCATTGTAACTAATACCTCCTTGATTTGATTTAGTTACCTGGATGTATTCACCTCGAATAAAACGTTTCTTACCTTCATCATCTGGTAAAGGCGCTTTGTTCATAATATTTAATGCCCCGTTCGTATCAATCATTCCTCTATCGAACATTTGAGTCGCAACATTCAGCTTTGTCTGTGTTGAATCATACTGTAAACGATCGCTTGTAAGAATGATTTCACTACCATTCATAATCTGATTTACGGAATACAACATTCCTCTCAACACTTCTCCAACTTCAATAAAGAATGGTTCAATAATTGATTCATAAAATGCATTCCATTCATCAGGTTTATATTTATTTTGTAAAATAGCTTCACTAATCCCAAAATAGCTGTATACACTATTTTCAATTGCCTGCTTCTGTTTGGCATCCACTAATAATGGTTTACTTTCAATCGGTTTTACTTCATCAAAACGATTATCAATAAGAAATACACCTGTTTCATTCTTGTTCAGGTTATTTCTCAAGATTTGGTTCTGTTGTTCTTTGTAATCCTCATCATCATCAATTGGTGTTGAGATTTTAGCTAAGAATCGAACAATAGAACTCGACTTGATCGCATTAATTGCTCCTTCTTCCTGAGCAAGCATCAATTTAGCTGTTGTGTCAAATGCATCATTAGTATCACCAAAGTAATCATTTTTATACTGCATTTGTCTTAGATGTCCTACTTTGCTGTATTCAATCAATTTTGTTTCGCCATAGATGAAATTAAAATAAATATAAACTACACCATTGATTTCTTTTAACTGACACTGACTTGGTACTGCGGGCCATAATCCTTTTATCATTCCATATTCATCTTCAATCGGAATAATGAAAGCATTGTTTTCTGCAAAATATATAGTTGCTAACCTTTTGTAAAATTGACTAGCTGTCATATAAGGATTTGGCTTTTTCTTAACCAAATAGTTATATATCTTGCTTTTGTAATCTTTGTTTGTCAGTTCAGGTGAAGCCTTTCCACATGATGTAGCAATTCGATTGATACATGCTCTGCATAGTCCAATCTCATATATTCCACCATCATATGATGAATACACTGGTGAATATCCACCTAAGCTTGCAAACATTGAATGTAATTGATTTTGTTTAGGTACTGGCTTATTTAGTCCTAATAGACTACCAAGCAAACCAAATCTTTTTCTTCTGCTTTTAGCCACTAATTCACCTTCCTTTTCTTGTTTTCAAGGCGGTATTTAAATGTATCCCACCATTTTTGTCTTACTGTATATGCATCAATAACAGATGCATACCCATCAATATGTTTTCTTGGATCAGTTTTAATCATGCGGACACGATTGTCCTCCGCAACTTTCTTTAATGCCACACTAGACATATGTGCTTGTAAAAGTCCATTCGTCCCTGTATAAACAAATCCATCTCTTACATATCCTGTAAATTCATTAATAACCGGTGTAAGGTTAGTTCCTTGAATGACATCATCCATCTTGTATCCGTATTTCTTCATATCATCCACAAGATACTGTGCCGAATAACGGTCATATCCAACGACTACACAATAAATCTTGTATTTCTTACGTAACATTTCAAACCACTGCGTTACATCTTCATACCGTACAAAGTTTTCTCCACTTGGGCTTAAATATCCCAATTGAATAAATCTTGTATATGGTATTTTGTCTCTTTCCTCTAGCTCCTTGATTTTTAATGTTGGAAGCCAAAAATGAGTAAATATATAGTCATGTTCTTGAATTCGTATAACTACAGATGCGGCTGTTAAATCGGTTGTTTGTGACAAGTCAATTCCACCAACTGCATATGTATGTGCAAAATCTTCAAATCTAAGTTCTTCACCTTTAACTTTGTTAATATCTTCTGCACTAAATAACGCTTCTGTTGAATTCTGTTTGATATTCGCATATTTTGTTATAAACTCCGCCTTATATGTTGGTGAGCTATGGGCCTTTAAAATTTCATTCTGCAAATATTCATAAGAAACCGATATTCCAAGGTTTGGCATTGCCTTCCTCAATTCAATAGGATCATCCCATTTTTGGATATCATCAATCATATAAAAGAAAGGCAACATTTGTTTTTCATCAGACGTACCAAGTAAAACAGATGTTCCACGAACAAATAGTTCATCATATAATCCTTCATCAATATAGTTTGCGGTACTTACAGGAATATAAAGTGGATCAGGTCTTGCACCACCTGCCGACAACATAACGTTGTACATTTTCATACCCGCTTCACCTTCCCAGGCTGCAAACTCATCAAAGATTGTCAAATATGGGTTGAATCCGTCTGATTTTTTAGATGCAAAGGCAATTGGTTCCCATCTACAGTTGTTCTGTTTCATGTAGATATCTGTTCTACGTTTTTTTACTCTTTGACTCAACGCTTTAGAGTGTTCCATCATTTGATACAGAACATTGTAAATAATCTGCGCTTGTTTTAACTTTGGCGCTATATTGTATATCTGCATACCTGCTTCATCAGATGTAAATCCAACATCAAGTTCAATACCTGCACAAAGAAATGATTTTCCTTGTTTTCGGCCCATGACCGTTGGTATTTCACGAAACTGCCTTTTTCCATTTTTATCAACAAGTCCGAAAATGCACGCAATATAGTATTTTTGCCAAGGTTCAAGCTTTACTTTTGTTGTTTTTCCTTCTACGTGGTGACAAAACGTTTCAATAAACGCAATATGCATTTCCGCTTTTTTCTCATCATAGAAGAAATCCCCATTTGCTAAACCTCTTTCAACATATTGAAGATTAAGTTTTATCCACTTACCTACTACATCTTCACCCGATTTAATACGTTCTTTATAAATGTCTAGATATTTCATTTAAATCTGCTCATGAACTCATCCAATTCATCACCTTTTTTTCCGGATACTTCTGTCGTCTTTGAGAGTGAAGTAGGTGACAAGCCAAGTTCTTTGCAGTACTTCATGATCTGATCACGTAATTGAACGGTAATAATGTAATATGGTGAGCGTGATAAATTCGTTGCACCAGCCTTGTTCGTATATTCAACAACCATCTGCAATGTTTTGAAGCCATTTGCTTTACTTGAATCTCTCCATTGTTTCATTGTTGAATCGTATTGAGCTAGAGCATCTGCGAGTGAATCAATCGCAACTGAATATTCAGGGGAATATGTACCTAAATTTTCTAGTTGAGAATTTATTCTTTTTTTCCATGCTCCTTTTTGCATTCATCATCCTCCCTTCCACATCCTATAAGCATTCCATTTTCATCAAATTCAAAAGATGGTTTGCGTTTGGAATGTTCTTCTGCATGGCATAAGTCACACAAAGCTTCCAAATTAGAATCACCAAATAGAATGTGTATATCTCTATAGTTGTCCTGGTCAATGTGTACTTTGTGATGCACACAAGTAGACCTTGTATAGATTCCTTTTTTCAAACATCTTTCACAAAGCGGATGCGCCTTTCTATATGCCTTGCTTTTCTTTTCCCAAGCCTTGCTTGAATAGAATTTTCTAGCATAATTTCTAGCGCCCGTTTTCGTTGCTTCTGAACCATAATATTTTTTCATATCGCTACATTCAAAGTTTTAGTTAACAGATTTAAAGGACGACAATATGAACAGTAAACCCTTTGAATGCAGTGATATGAAAAAGACCCGTGTTTCCACAGGTCTTTTTCAACGGGCACAATAATGAAACAATCCAAGAACTACCTTGTTTGTTCTAGAAGATGTTTTCCAATCTTCACAACTACAGAATATCACGGTTTTTCTTTGTACACTGTACAAAATGAAGAAATTCAGAATTTACCCCCTCTCGTACGCGCATGACCGAGTTTTTTTAAACTCCCCACGCCGTTCCCCGAAACGAAAAAAACTTCCGAAAGATAGGGGGGTATCTGCTGATCTGATCCCAGCCCTGGGCGCTTTCAGGGTTAAAAATCAAACCTATGCAGCTACTACCACACCGCCACGATCACGGCTTTAATCATATGACATTCATATATTTGTTATTGTGTTGAAACATGTTTCAACAATGCTTGTTGAAAGCGTTGTTTCATACCATAGCCATGACTACATTAATAGAACACGCGCGCACGTTCTTATAGGCGCTTGCAAGCACGTTTGAAAAACTAAAAGCTTTTTGAAAAAATAAGCACAAAAAAATATTATTAATTTTTTATTGACATATACATGTATATGTTTATAATGTAAGTGTAAGCTAAATAAAAAGCTTACACAAAACAAACGGCGCTTATAATCATAATATCAAACCAAGTCAACTATAAATTGAAAATATTGGAGTTGATAAAATGATAAATAAGTTTATAAGTTTATTGAATAAATTGTTATTTAAATTACACATATGTGTAATTTTAGACAAAAAAAAGGAGTTGATATTTATTGATATAAAAGTCAACGAATAACAACAACCTTATAAGCAAGTAAATTATAGCGCTGTTTGTTTAAATAGTCAAGTTTGGAGGTGTAAACATTGTAAGAAAAAAAAATGGTTATTTCGATCAAATAGAATATATAAAAGAATTTAATAAAGCCAATTATAGAAAGTACGAATTTAGAGTAAAAAAAGAAAATATAGAACTTATAAAATGGCTTGATAAACAACCAAATAAAACCGCTTATATAATAGATTTGATTGAAAAAGACATGAATAAAAACAAATAAAAAAAACGTGAACCCCTTTCAAGTTTGGCCGCTTCCAGGAGTCCACAAAACCGGCTATATATATTTTTATAGAAAGAAGGAAAGCCCTCTTTATAAATATATAGCCCCTAAATTATATCATATGAGGGCTAAAAAAGAAAATGTTATCTATTTATGAAACTACAGTTAAACACGTGGCTTATATGGCTACACAGTACGACGATTTCGCACACTCTACAGACGGCGCAATTATGGAAGCGCTTGGGGATGAAATTCTAGAAAATATGTATGATGATGAACTTCTTTCTTTATGGTTTGAATTTAGAAGTGAAAGATATAATGAATACTATTTTGAATTAGATGACGATAATCTAGATGCATGTTTATCCGGTTATGATCCGCACGAAATTGTAAGGATGACTTTATGTGGTGACTTTCATTATACTGACGACTATTTTATTATTAATGATTATGATAACTTAGAAAGTTTTTCCGATTATAGATTAGTAGAAGAAGCCGGAAAAGATGACGAGTTCAAACAATGGCTTACATATAAAAAAAGTGGTTATGATATGGAATGGTTGGAAGAAGCTAGAAAGCAATATTTAATTTACTTGAAAGAAGGCTATTAAAATGTTAACCCGCAAAGATCTTGACAAGATGAGCGCCGTCCAGGTGCTCATACTTGCATTTTTAAAATTCTACTTCTATATATGTTTTGACGCGTTGTTGATAGGCTTATTTTTAGGCATATCAAACATAGTGCTGCCACTTATTTATTAAATATTGGAGGTTAAAAATGAATAATAAAGAATATATTGAGTTTACAGAAAAAAAACTAGATCGACTAAATGGATCTAGCTTCAAGCCTTATACAATAACCAAACATTTAAACGGTTTATATAATTTATCTTACGGGCTTGACGTTGTGGCCTGGATGCTAAAGCCGCGCGAACTTTGGCAGCTTGTAAATACTTTATGTATTTTGGATATTTTAGGAGGACTAAAAAATGACAATGTGGAAGCGTGAACGAAACCATTTTAATTATTATGTTACAAACGAAAGAAAACAACCACACATTTATGTTGAAGCGTTAGGAACTCCAAGCGCTTCAACTGAAAAAGTTTTAAAAGATCATGGCTTTAAGTTTGATCATAATAAATGTATGTATGCAGCAGCTCAAACAAATGACTTGAGGTTGTTCGTTGCGCATGATCTTGATAGCTTTTTCAGTTATGATATTCATTTATTTTTTAACACTGAAGCAAAAAAAGAGTTATGTACTCCAGACATCCAGGAAATAAAAGATATTTGTTATTATTTTAAAATTTATAAGTGTTATATTGACATATTGAATAAGGATCTTTTTAAGATCTGTAAGCCTGGATCAAAAAGCTTGCTAGCAACTTATAACACTAGCTTTAAAACTATAGATGTTTTTAATAGAAACAAGCTTATAGAAAGCTATGTGTATAATAATGGTAAAATTGAAAAAATCAGCGTTGAAAAAGCTGCACCAAAAAAGAAAAAGAAAGCAACACTTACAGAACAACAAAAGATCAATGAAATGCTTGAAGATTTTGAATTTCCATTTTAGGAGGTAAAACGTATGGGATATATAGGAAATAAAATGAGCGTGCGCGCTTATGAAGCTTATGAAAGTGGTGAAAAGCCACTTTCTAAATGGTCTAAAAATGATATTATTGAATGCGTTTTAAATGTTAGAAATGATTTTAACGAAAAAGAATTAAAAATTTATAGCAAAGAAGTTTTAAAAGCTTTTCTAATCTGTAGCTCTTGGCATCATACGGGATCATATTTCAATGAAACTAATTTCTATAGTTTAGATCTTGATTTTATTGAACTATCAAAAATTGAAATAATCCAGGTACTTGAAAAGAAGAAAAAAGATCTTGAAAAAGAGAAAGAAGAAAAAAAGATTTTAAAACTTCAAAAATGCAAATTTAAATATATTGAATGGGCCGGAACTCGAAAACATCCAAAAGCAATAGAAAAAGAATCATACGGCATTATAAAAGGATCATGGATATATTACAAGAATGGAAAAAAATCATTGAATGGTAAATATGTACATGTTATTAAAGAGTTTGAGCGTGCACCGCGCGGAACTGCTGCACTATTCAAACAAATTGAAAAGGACTTGTAAAAAAGTCCTTTTTTTATACTTTCATTTTTTTGATTTGCTTCTGGATCAGCTTTTTTTTGACTGGATTCGATGCGAAAAAGTTCATAAAAAGTTTAGTTTTAAACTCATATTCTTTTTTGTCCATTTCCTTTATATCCAAAACTCTTTTAAATATCACTATCGCGATAAAATTCGCAAACAAGTTTGCATCTTTTTCTATTTCCTGATTCTCATAGTGTTTGCTGCTTGAATCCTTATAACTTTCAAATTCTTTTTTCCATATAGAAACGCTTCTTTCATCTATAGAAAACACTTTTTGATTCTTCTTATATACACATGCATATTGGCATAAATGTCTAATTTCATGAGCTAGATATATATAAACTAGACTTCTATCTTTGCATAAATCCAAGTTCACACAAATTACATTTTCTTTAGGGTATGATGTGCATATGCTGGTATCTTTCACTTGAAAAAGTTCTTTTTTGATTGGCTTATTTTTAAGATCATAAAACTTTTCATTTTCTTTGAAGAAAACTTTTGGAATCTTTATATTTAATAGCGTACATAGAAAACTTACATAATCATTCATGCATCCATTATATCTGAAAAACTTTATTTTGAAAAACTTATTTATCTAAGATTGTAAACACTTTTAGTAAATTTGATTCTGAATAAAGTTGAAAATAATTTGAATCCTTTTTATGATTATTTCCAATATCTTTATTCAATAACTTTGCAACCAAACGATCAAACTTTTCTTTATTGACCATGAAATACCGTAATACTTTAGAAATATCTGTTTCTAAAGATATAATTTCTTCATAATCTGAACATACAACAACTATTGCTGTATCTTTATAGCTTATATAAATACGTCTATCTAAAAACTTGTCTTCAAACATTCAAACACCCCTTACTTATCCAGGATCATAAAAACTTTTTCAAGTTGTTCTTGAGATGTTGGAAAAAACTTTTTAGATCCTTTTTCATGCTTGCATAGAATCGAACCATCAAAAAACTTTTCCAGCAACTGATAAAACTTTTCTTTCTTCACATAATAAACATAATTCACAGACACATCTTCATCATCATGCGCATTGTATTCAAAAACTTTTTCAACCATCTTAGAACAAATAACACCAATCTGTACATTATCATACTTTATAAAAACTTCTTTATAAGAAAACTTATTTTCATCCATTTCATCACTCCTAAAAAACCTTCTACATATCATTCACAATTCTAATAAACTTTTTATATTCTTCTCCTGATCTTAGATAAAACTTATTACATCCATTCTTTATATCTTCATAATTGAAACAATCAATTTCATTATCTAAAAACTTTCTATATAAACTTTTGAATTTCGGTTTACAACAAACATAATGCTCAACCACTAATATATCGTTATCATAATGACACCTAGAAAACTTTTCATGCGCCATATAAATACATACAATACGATTTTTATATTGTACAAATAAACTATCTGTATTATGAATCAGAAAAAACTTTTTCACTTCTGTTAAAAACTTTGGTAATTTATATTTCATTTTCTTTACTCCTAAAACTTTTCTAATAAACTTATTTCTGTATAATTATCGTGGAGGATAACAAAATGACAGAAAATGAAAAAAGTAATGATGGTGTTCAATCTAGAACTAAAGGCACAGTCAAGAAAGAAATACCATCAGAAGGCGGAAAATAACCTCCATAGTCACTATCGTTGTTCGATGGTGACTATTTTCATTTCATCATTAATAAAAACTTTTGCTCCTGGCAATGCACAAGCTTCTGAAAAACTTTTCTCAGATACACTTTTTCTTGGTGCTATAGTAAATTCGCCAGTTCTTTCTGAATGCATTTCAATATATCCACACGCAATAAAACTTCCTTCTCTAGTATAGAAATATCCAATTGTCATGTTATTACTTTCAAAAACATCTTCCTGAATAGTTCCAAAAGTCATTTCAGACAATCCTTTACCTTTTCTAATCAAATTAACTAATGTTCTAAAAAGCTTAATAACATAAGCATGTACAGTAAACGAACTTATTAATGTTAATAAAAATGTAATCAAAACGCTTTTATAAATATTCCATTTCAAATAATCACTAAAGAAGAAGCAAACAAGAATATTAAACAAGGATAAGATCATCAAATACAATCTTTCTTTATCTGCTCGGTCTTGTTCTTCAATCACATTTGTGCATGTTAAAACGTAATAATTTAAATATCCACATCCACCAGCTGCAACAAACGCTAGCAAAACTTCTTTTATGAAATCTTCCACAATATCACTCCTATCGACCAGCAGTCATTTCTGCATAAAAATCATAATAACATTTACCTAAATACATCCGGCCATTATTGAAATGCGTTCTTAAATAAAACATTACTTTTTCAAAATTCTGCCGATCAAGCACTATAATTCTTTTAAACCCATCACGTCCATGAGCATCTTGTCTATATCTATACTTTATTCCATCGTTGACAATAAACTTATCAAGCTTTTTATATTTCTTTTTGGTGAGATTATACTCATAACCCCATCCTTCATCATTATGCAAAATTATAAACCATCTGTTATAACACGGCATAATTTTTAAGTATCCAACACGTTCCATGATACCGTTCCTATTTATCTGCAATCGTTTCTACAAAACAATTATAATAAATATATCTTTTTCCATCATAATCAAATTTTACAGCTCCACTTGTCAATGATTCAATATCAATTCTACCTTCATAGCTAGCTATAATTTTTCCATCTGCTGTATACACATTGATTATTCTATTCAATCCACCATTCAAATCTGATTTTACATCAGTACCCCAACGATCCACAGATGCACATCCAAATAATGAAATGCCAATCATTCCAACCATTAATAATTTGTATAATTCATTCATTTTATCCTTCTTTTCTATGTCTGATAACTATATATTATCAGACTAACTACAAACCTTTTAAAAGCCTAGTAAATAGGCTACTTTGTAACACTTTTCTAAAATAAAAACTTTATGAATTTTTGAGCCATGCTGTAATGTGTTTATTTATTTGTATCTTCTACGTTAATCAAGCCATGTTCAATCGTTTCTTTAGCAGGAAAGAATGTTATTTTATATCCATACGGATTTTCTTTTACCGAATCGGTCTGAATACTTGTATATGTAACATCTTTTGATAAATGTGCATAGAACAGTTTATATTTATCTTTTCCAGTTTTAATCGTTACATTCAAATCGCCATCACTATCTGTTTCAATAGATATTTTTCCTTCAACAGAAAACAATGGTTCATTTGTTCTAGTATTTAATGCCACAACCTTTCTCGATATTTTAAAGTTGTTTGCATCCACTCTTAAATTATGATTAGCTGTATCTGATTCTTGGCAGCCTGCCAAACCTAGACACATTGTCATTCCTAAAATTGCACATAATATTTTTTTCATTTGTTCAAATCTCCCATAATGAGCTTTTTAAGCTCTTTTTTCATCGCGTAATACATTTTCATTCTGCTACAGAACTTTTCGCCTGAAAGCTTCTCAAATGATTCTCCGTTGACATAATGACGTTTCATATATAAACGAATATCATCATCTGGAATAAGATCAATAATTGTTTCGATTTCTCTCATCTTTCCTGAGATAAGATTCTTATCATCTTCAAGCACTTTTTCTTTTGAAATAAACTTTACAAGAACATCATTTGTAATATCCTTGTTTTTCTTTGAATCCAACCTTTGTTCAAATGATGGAGATTTTGGATCTGAAAATTCTTTTTTTCGAACCTCCAAATCCTTTAAGATTCCATCCAACGATTTAAACTTTCTTTCATAGATCTTGAACGTTTCAAGCTTTTTAATTAATGCATCCACTTGAACATCTACATATTCTTCATAATCCGTTTTACTCATCTTCTCTCCTATGCAATTTCTTCAATTTCCTCAATGCTGCATGATGGGTGTTTCATATAGAACTTATACATTGCCATACTTTTTGACTCTTCATGAAATTCCATCACACAAATATTATTGTCTTTGATATATTTAATCCTGTATTTCTTTAACATCTTTATATTCTAACCTTTCCAATCGCTTAATTATTTTGTTTCATCAAAATCATCATACAAATATTCTTTATTCACCTTATTTTTTAAATCCATAATTTCCATACTTTGTGCTGCTATCATATTTTCTAAACTTGTAATCTGTGATACCATTGCACAACTACATACAATCAATCCGCATATAGCACCTAACATCAATCCTATTGTAAACCACATATTAGAAACCACTCTCCAACGGATTACCTGATGGTGCGTTCAATCCATATAATGTTGCATATACAATAACTGCATATACAACATAAAGTACTGTACAAGTAATAATAAGATCCAGGTTCTTAATAATTGATTTTTTAATTTTATTCATCATCATTTAAATATTTAAACTCTTTCATTAACTCATCCTTTGTTCTTTCAAACTCTGATTCGATTTGTTTCTGTACATCAATCTTTGTTTGTTTGAACCATTTCTTTTTAAATTCAGTAACTGCCCTTCGGTAAGTATCTTCTCCAGTGTCACTGCTCTGCCACCACTCTAAATCATGCAACACTTTAACTAAATCTTTCATCATTTCATTTAATTGAGAATCGAACATTCTGTTAACACATTCTTCTTCAACTCTGCAATACACATAGCTGTAACTTCCACCACTCATTAGTTAATCTCCTTTTCAATCTATAATCTTACTTCCGCAATTTGGACAATACTTTGGTTTGAAATTAAAGTAATATTCTTCTCCATCATCTTCACCGACTGCATATTCTTTGTGTTCTACTAATGTGAATCCACAATTAGAACATCTAAATTCTTCCGTTGAATCATATTCTGATTCGTTGGTGCAAGTTTCTTCTTCTAACCATCCGAGTTCTATGCATTGTTGGATAATCGCCATTAATTCATTTACCGATATGTCGCTTTTTGTTATTAATTTATCTCCTAGTACATCTTTAGCTGCTATACGTCTAGATACTTTATCAAACACAATAACTCGTGATGTAGTAATATTCACACATTCATACATTATAAAAATGTTTGATGTTGTTTTTTCTGTGAATCTTAATCTTCTAAACATTTCTTCAGCAGTCATATCCTTCTCCTAATTTACTTATAGCCAAAAACTCAACATTTTGTTGACCTTCATACCAATCATTTAACCAACTTATGGTATCCTCGCAAGCATTCCATGCTGCACATTCCGTCGAATACGTCCATTCTTCTTCAAAGTCATATTTGTATCTCAAATAAACTATACAGCTATCATCATCATTTTCCGCCATATAATTATCTAATTCTTCTTCTGTAATTCCCTTTTTTAATCGAACAAATTCAATTGAAGGTATTTTAATATCATTCACTCCATCACTGGTATATTCTTTTTCAAATTCATACCCTAATCGTTCAAACATTTTTTCAGCCGTTGACATCTTTAATCACCTCACAATCTGCTAGGATATCTTTAATTGTTGCGTTCTCATCAACGCCTTTGAAATATCCTTTTTCTTTCATCACGTTTAAGGTAAGTACACTTTTAAACGTGCGTTTGCTTAAACAGCCTTTTAAATAGCTTTGTAACAAATCATTTTCAAATTTAGTTAGCTTATACTTTTTTCTGCAAGGGCTTGCCAACCATCTAAGTCTTTTATTGCAACAATCACTACCACTAAAGTCACATTCACTACAAAGTGTACCCGAGCACTTCGTACATCTTCCATTAACTAGAGCAAAACCGCCTAAGCCTACTTCTGACAAATATTCATAATAATGCTCAAGATTCGTTTCTGACTTTATTGCTTGTTTTTCTTCTAACCAACCTAATTCTTTACATTGCTTTTGAATTGCTTTTAATTCTGGGATGCTAATATTTACACAATCAAAAACTCCTTTTGCTTTTCTGAATCGTTTGTTTTTAATACAAAATTCAATCGTAATATTTTTTTTACCATCAAAATAAGATATAAGTGTGTCTTCGCTATATGCTTCGGATAGCTTATATCCGATTCCTTCAAACATCTCTTTTGCATTCATAAGTAAATTCACCTCCTAATTCATCTATTTGCTTTTGAATAGCTAATATTTCTTTGATGCTTAAAATATGTGGAAAGCATCCACCTTTTTGACCAAAGTAATGAGCATTATAAGTTTTATCCTTCAAATCAAACTGAATATAGCAGAAACTATTTCCGTAAGGCTTTCTATACGAAATAAAACGTTCATTTAGTATTCTTTCTCTTTCATAGCCTAATCTTTTAAACATTCCTTTAGCACTTATTTTCATGTTCTAATTTTTCCTTATTCGGCTGAGGAAATGGCATCCAAGCTAAACCTTCTAAATCCATACCACTTTCAAGTTCATATACACCAAAATCAGGTGATTCCCATGTATCAATCCAAACATTTTCCTTATCAAACGTGCCACTCATATCCCATACGAGTATGTCCTCATCAATATCAGGCAACTCACAATTAAGTACACCTTCTTCATCAAAAGTAAATGGAATCCATTCAAATGATCCTGCTTTATCAACTAATTCTTTCAATACATTTAAATCATGAAGATATTCATTTTGCAGCTGTGTTCCGCATTTGTACAAATCGTTCATGTCTACAACACCATCACCAACATCATCTTTGAATGGACTAGTTAAAACCATTCCTTCTAATCTTTTTAAAGCTTCCTGGAATTTATTCATAATTCACCGCCTTGATAGATGTAAACATATCAACCCAACTTTGCAAACACTCGATTTGTTCTTGTGTAAGATCAACAATTCTTTCTTCAACTTCGGCTTTAGCCTCTTCAATTGTTTCAGCATCCAAAGAATCAAAATCACTTTCATATACATTTTCAAGCGCATAAAACACACAGAACGTACCATCATCTTCATCTTGAAGTATAGTTGCAATAATTTCATCTTCATAAAATCTTCTAAAATGAAGTTTATAATTCTTTTCTATTTTGTCATATTCCCAATATTTATCTTCACTACTGTATAAATACATTCTGGTATCCTCATTTCTTATATTCCCCTGTTCTTACATACTCAAGCGATCTAACAATCTGTTCTAAAATTAGTAATTCAAAATCATATTTATCTATCGCTTTGAATTGTGTAAACATTTGTTCATTATGGTTTACTTCTAATTCATCATCTAAAAATGCTTTTTCAAGTTCATTTAATTTACGAATTTCATCCATTTTATTTTTGTATGCTTCTATTAATACGTTAAGTCTTAATTCAACTTTAGACATCATCTTTCTGTTTTCCCATCCTTCTTTTAAATTCATCGTAGGTAATGCAGAAAGGACATTCTTTGTCGCCTTCTTCTGCGCTACAATTCCATTGATTGAGCACGTCGCCACACGGTGATGTATCTAATATACAACCTCCTTTTTCATATTCGATTTTCAAATCATTTTCCCAATCTTTACTAGCATAGAATGGGCAAGTTTGTTTATTAATTTCATCAACAATAAGTTTCATTTTCTTTATCCTTTCAACACGATTTTTTCCAATTCAAATCCATCTATATCACCATTACTTTTGATATGTTCAATAATGCATTCTTTTTCGTATTCGCTTAAAGTACTGAATCTATATATAACAAAAATATACCTTTTCCAATTCACATCATTTTTATTCGAAAATATAAATTTGTACATAAATAAATCATTCGATTTTTCATCGAACAATCTATCTGTTTTAATCCAAAACTTTGTGCCCCCACATGTATTGGTTGTTACAATAACTGGATATTCCACTTCAATCATTTTCTTTCTCACTTTCTTTTGAACCTAAATACTTTTCTATATGATCTTCTAAATAGGCAACTTCATCTACAAATTCATAAAATTTACAGTTATTATGTGGAAACTGTTTAGTTGGATGATTTATTGGACATTTACCACATCCGTTTTTACATAAATACTTTTTAAGAAACTCTTCGATGTAGTCCAAGCAATTATCGAATTTTTCTATATCATCAAATACTTCTTTGTCCATCTTTACTGTCAATTTCCTCATGTTTGCTCTTTGTTCTTTTCTTAATTCTTTTGCTATTTTTTCTAATTCTTTTTCCGTCATACTTCCACCTCATCATCTTGTGGCATTTGATAAACTTGAACACCTTTACCTAATGCGTAAGTACCATGACCAATATTATCAATCCTGTAATAGTCCGTATCTTCAATGGCATCTTGAATTTCATCTAATACCTTTAAAGCTTTTTCTTTGGTTGAATATATTCCTAATGTACAACCATTCCCTACAATGTATATTCCAGTTTCAAATTGCTCAATTACAAAACGATTAACATCTTGTAATTGCATTCTATTCTGACTTCTAATCCACATACCTAGTATCCCTCTTTCAATCTTTGATAATTCACTTTGTTTTTGTCACAATTTATTCATCTACGAAATTTATGATATATGTTAATTCTTTCATTCTTTCTACCGCTTCTTCTTTAATGAATTGCAAAGCTGCTATCTTTGCTTCTTCGAAACTTTTAAACGAATGAAAAGGGGTCATTGTTTCTCCAAAATACAATGTGTAATATAAATAAAATAATTTTGAATCACTCTCATTAAGCTGGTACTCTACAATTGTTGCGATTGCTCTGTTTTCATTGTAGGCATCAGTCAATACAAGTCGTGTCATTTTTTGCCCGTCAAATCTATTTTTTTTCCATATTAATTTCATATTTTTCTCTTCAGCAATAACTTCCGAATTATTTTCTTTTGTTCTTTTATGCTTTACATGATCTTTCCCGGTTAATAGTCTATGTAAACAAGCTTTTCCACCAAAAAATTCAAGATTTCTAGAATCAAGTTCCATTGATCGTACCTCTAAATCTTCATTAAAATACAGTGGGTTGCATTGCTTAAACTCTCCATCCACATCAAATGCATCATATGGTTCTAAGCCATTATCTTCCATGAATTTTTCAATAACTTTTGATTCAATCATTCTATTTCCTCCAATTCCAATTCTTCGCATATTTTTACGATTATAAATCCATTCCTTGAACGCTTTATTTTTCCTTTTTTCTGTTTGGAATACATGGATCTAAATGTATTGATTGTTGTTTCTAAAAACAATGCACATTCATCTTCTGTTCCAATACAAGCAGAAAGATCATCCTTGTATATTCCATATATTTTTCGTGCCATCAGTTCAACCTGTAATTCTTTCCAGGCTCTTTCTCGATTTCAAAGAAGAAACCATTGCACTTTACAACAATTCGGCCAACTACCGCTTCATTGATTTCAATCATTTCTTGACTTGTTCTTTCGCAGGATATGATTGTCTGCATATTATTGTTATAGCGATAATCAATCAAATCAAAGATTGCTTTATCATCCAACCGATTAGCACTAGATTTAAACAAATCATCTAGATACAAAATTTGAGCGTGTTTAGCACGTTCTAGAAGAGAATAATCAAAGTTGCTAATAGAATTGCTCAACTCAATGTATCTGACGTACAGAACACGTTTATTTTGTTCTAACAACCAATTACTGATTCCTGAACATAAATGTGTTTTCCCACATCCACTCTGACCAAGAAACATCAACCAATTGCAAGGCATATGTTCTGCAAAATTGTTTTTACAATCCTGGATGTAATTCACTGCCATTTTTTTGATTGCTTCCTGCCACGGATCAGATGCAACGAAATCATTGATTCGTTTGTTCAACAAATCGCCTAGGCCGCTGTTCTTTTTGTTCTTCTCAATCCATTCACTGCGATAGCTTGACAGTTTCTCACAGTCATTTCTTTTTGAACAGAACACCTTTGTTGGAGCCACCAAGTATTTCCCGTCATAATACGCTGGCTTTTCCCAAATACCACAAGCGCCTGCTGCCATGCATTTATCACAATTACTTTGGCAATGTTTGCTTTTAAGATATTTCTCATTATTCGCATCATTTTGTTTTTGCATTATTTCACTAACTGACTGCATTACATCTTCATTCCTTTCGTGATCACAAAATCATTTGTTTTTTGTTTAGGCGCTACACTGTTCAGATAAATTTCAAACTTAGAACCAAACAATGTGTCAGGCCTTAGATATTTGTTCATTTTTGTATCGTTTAACCAATCATAAGCTTTAACATCAATCACAAGCTTAAAGTCTTCTAATCTGAATCCTTCATTCCATCTAGCGCGAATCTTCTCTCTAGCAATGCGATTACTGTGTTTGTAATGCTTTGAACATTTAGAATTCAAGTAGTCAATAATTTCAACATAAGGGATTGTTTCTGATGCTGATAAATCAGTGTCGTCGAAACTTTCTTTTATATTTCTTTTATTAACTGTGTTACTAACTGTTAATATAACTGTCTTAGATTGGTCATTTTTGACCATTGTACATTGGTCATTTTTGACTATTCTACAATTGCCATTTTCGACCGTTCGATTGGTCACTTTTGACAAGTCGATAGATAAAGCATTTTTTAACTTTTGTCCTACTTCTCCAAACGCATACCAAGTTGTATGATTCCATGGATTTTCGTTATAATTTCCCTTGACTAACAAGTCCAGTTCAACCATCTTTTTTAAGATTCTTTTTATCTTTTGAACATTCCAATACGGGAACATTTTATGCAGTCCTTCATATGTATTGAACGTCCAATATTTCCCGTCCTGGAAATTGTAATTATTTGCTTCGTTCTTGCTGATCCAAAAACAAAACATATCGAACATGATAGCTATTTCAACTCCATATTCATTCGCAATTTCCGCATCAAAACTATGTTTCATACTATCCTCAAAATAAAGATATTTCCTTTATTCTCTTTCTATTCCTTGTATTACTTTTAGGTAGAATCACAAGCTCATAAAGCCTTCCATCCACCTGATAAAAACGATATGCTGCACCCATGCAAGAAATGTTTTTTCTTTGTACAAGTGCAGCTGTTATTCCATATTCTTCAAACATATAAACTGCATCAGGAACTACCTGTAGAACCTCATATGATGCATTTTGAACCTGAATAACATCTCCTGTATTAACATTAGTAGCTTCTTTCATTTGTTTCTCCCGTATTGTATAATTACCTCTTTACCTACTTCCTTTTTGCATAACTCAATGATTCAAGATTCTGCTTTTTCATTTTCCTAGTTGTACGAACATAGATTCTTGTGGTTTCTAAACTAGAATGTCCAAGAATATCCGCAAGTTCTGCAATCGCATTTTCACCATTCTGCATTAAATACTGAATTGCAAACAAATGCCTAAATGCATGAGGATGTACTTTACCAAGCTTTATTCCTCTGCATTTACCAGCAATCATCTTTAAGTCTCTAGACAACACACGAGCGTTTATAGGACTTTTCTTATCAGAAGATGTAAATATACACCCTTCTTCAATTCTGTTGTCCTTGCAGTATTTTAGGAGCTCTCTGCGCAAGTCTGAACGTAGAATGATTCCTCGACCTTTTCCTTTGTTCATAACATACACATTGTCATCCGTTACTGCTTCTACAGTAAAAAACTGTAATTCACTCAAACGAATGCCCGTATACCCAAACACCTTCATGATCTCGTATAAGTCCATACGATTGATTTCCCGGGCTTTTTTCAATAGCCTTTGAAATTCATTCGGCTCTATAATATCATCCAAAGAATCATCTTTCTGGACTCTTACGTTCTTCAATAAATTCTTTGAATAATATTTTTTAAGTTTCAAGAAATTAAAATCATCATCTGAATCAATTATTTCGCTATATTTAATAAATTTATTAATAATCACGATATAATTATTTACTGTGCTGATTTTATAATCATGCAGCAGTTTATCTTTAACACCAACTATATCGGATTTTTGTATTTCACCATCAGGCAATGAGTTAACAAACAAAGTAGCAACATGCTTGTATTTACGAATGGTATTCTTACTTTTCTCATCCGCTGTTTCTTCTTCAATAAACCCGTCAATTTTTGTTTGTAACTCATCCTTAGTCATATTACTTAACTACCTGGATGATTGTTGTAACCAAAATTTTAGTAGACAAGAACACACATACATTCAACGCAAGTAAAGCGATATTAATGAATGTACACGCAACTACATAATTCTTTGGCTTAGATTTCTCATTCATGACAATCTTGCCATCTAACTTATAGAATTCATATTTATCGAAATTTGGAATCTCCCAAGTTTCTTTTTCTTCTTTTTTTGCCATTTTCATTACTCCTTTAATTTTCTGTGGTATAATAATCATGTGGTTAATTTAAGCAGGGCTCACTACCCTAGCACTCTTGTCCAAGAGTGCTTTTTATTTGTTCCTTCCAAATGTCATTAAGCGCACTTTTAGTCTCAGGAAAATACTCAACAAACAACGGAGTAGGAACTGCAAGAATCTTTCCAAGCATAGTGTCTCGATATGATCCTTCAAATATTTCACCCTTTTTATTTTTTTGTTTGCGTAGATTATGTAAAATCTTTCTAGCTTGTGTATCTTTTACAGGTAAAACAAGCATCACATCTCTAACAGTCACATATGCTTTCATTTCTTTTTGCTCTCCTTTCCGTTATGTTCATGTGTATAATTGATACGGAGGTATAACACATGAAATTACTAAATACTTTTAAATCACTACTCGATATCGTCAATAAAATTATTCCTAGTTTTAGAATCATACGTTTTAACTCAAAAGTAATTGATTATGAGTTACAAAATAAAACTACTTTACTCTATATTCACCTTATAAACGATTCAAACTGTGATATAGAAATAAGAAACATTTCCATTGTCGATAACGATAAAGAATATCCTGTTCTCTTAGAACCGACCCTCATTAAAGTTGAAGGCGGTAAAGCTCAATATTCTTCTGCACTTCCTTTTCAAATGAATCCAAGGACGTCAAATTACGTTTATTTAATATTCCGTAATTATGAAGGAAGGTCTTTAGAGATTGATAATCTTCTCTCTTTGAAATTTCAAATAAATCGTAAGGAGTTAGTGATAAATCAATTCCTACCTCGTAAATCTTATTATCTGCATAATAAGCGGAGGTAATTACATTTCCTTTTTCCATAACATTCTCCATAAAATATAAAAAGCCTTGTGTAAACCTAAATAGTGGAATTTTACACAAGGCCTAAATTTACATTTGTTTTGTACACACATAAATGGTATACTACAGATGGCCTTGTGCCATAGTGATGATGTTCTCAATGTCGCAAACACGGAAGCATCTCACGTATCATTAGGGTTCGTGTCCAGTCGCCAAACTTAAGCACGTTCCCTATAACTATTTAAAATCATCTATGAGCTTTCTGACACATTCAGAACGGCTCATTTTTTCTTTTTCACAAATCTCATCTAATTTTTTCAAAGATGATTTTGTTAATCGTATATGAATACGAATATCTTTTGGTTCTCCTATTACAGGTCTGCCCATCTTAGACTTTGCGACTTCATCCATGCCACTCCTTTCCCACGAAACGCACTTTTGTGTGTCTCAATGTCGCACACTCACTATAACTTATGTGTGCCTAAATGTCAAACGGATTATGACGAAAATTCCCACTATTCAGTTTTCAAAGAACTATCGGACTCGGGATGTTCATCTGAGTCCGTTTCTGAGCCTTTTCTTTTGCTCTGAGTCAAAATACATGCGATAAAACCTCGGTCATACTCGTTGATGTCATATCCCATCTTTTCGAGCGTATCCAAAGCTTCTTTAGTGACATTTTCCTCATCAGTCATTACATCCCTCCTTTTAAAATACTTTTTGTATGTTACACATACATTATAAGTATGCGTTGCATACTATGTCAACTTTAAATTATTCAAATAATTTGTTTTTTTGTATACTCGGCATACTTTTTAATGTATAATCACAGTGTAAGCAGTTAAGAGGTGAAAATCGTGGAAGAACATATAGGGTCGAGAATATATAAAATACGTAAACATTTTAATTTGAGTATGGAAAAATTCGGTAAACAAATAGGTATCTCAAAAGGTTCAATCAATAACATTGAAAAAGGAACTACCAATCCATCAAGCCAAACCATCAATTCTATATGTCGAGAATTCAACGTTGACTATGTATGGTTAACTGAAGGTATTGGAGACGATATGTTCATTTCTATACCTGATTCAAAAATAGATCAGCTAATCGAAGATTATGGATTAAAGCCAGAAGATAAATGGCTTGTGCGTGGATACCTTGAAGCACCGCCGGATATAAAGCAACAAGTTGCAGATTATTTGTGGTCAATTGTAAATAGAGAATTAACTAAAAGAGAAAAAGAAAAGAACAACAAATAGGTTGTTCTTTTTTGGTTAGATTTATTGTATGATTAACATATAAATTAGAAAGCGTTTACTTGACGTAAACAAACGAGGGTTAAAAAATGAAATTATTCAAAACTATTGGGATTGCTATGCTTGCACTGTCCATGTGTACTGGATGTACAAGCTACAGAGAAAGGGTTAAAGCCGATAACCAAACAGAAGAAGTTGAACTTGAAGATAGAAATGGTTTTAATTTATCATCAACAACTAAATATGAATTAGATAATGTTCAATTCCATGTACCTAACTATTTTAAAATCACTGATAAAGATGATGTTAATCCTGTTGTGTTCACAGCTGACAATTCAGATTTTACAGTAATGGCATTAACTTGGGTTAATGAAGAATTAAATGATTCTAGCATAGATGAATATACTGATTCGTTTTTAGAGACAGATGCCTTTAAGTATCTTCCAAAAGATTATGAAATAGAAGAAAAATCATTTAAAAATGAACAAGGAAACTATCAGTATTATAAACTAATAAGTAATAGTGGACACGTTATTCTTGATAATCAATCTATATACGCAAATGTAAATTTATATTTTATTTCAAACAACAAGCATAACGGATACGGAGTTTTATCTTATGTTCAGTATGACGGATTAGAATATAATTACTACAACGACATTTTGGACATAGTTGAGAATGTATCAATCACAGATGAAAAAGAAGAAACTACAAGTAACACAACCAATTCAACTTCAGATTCATCAACAACTACAACAGCGCCAAACACAAACTCAAGTGAAAACATAAATTCGTCCACTCCAGCTCCAACACTAGGTCAGAAAAACGCATTGAATAGAGCTTTAGATTATTTAGATAATTTCGAGTTTTCAAGACAAGGACTAATTGACCAATTACTTCATGACGGATACACTCAAGAAGAAGCAGAATACGGTGCAGATCACACTAATGCAAACTGGAATGATGAAGCTGCATTGAAAGCGATGGATTATTTAAGTGTCATGTCTTTTTCAAGACAAAGATTAATTGAACAATTGATGTTTGATGGCTTTACACAAGAACAAGCGGAATACGGTGTAACACAAAATGGATATTAAAAATATAAGCTAGGGTAAATTCCCTAGCTTATATTTCTTCTTTGCCAACTACTTCATCAGGCCAAATTTCTTCTTGCTTAGTTTAGCCTTCATAGTATTCAAATCTTTCTTCAATTTAGTATTCTTCTTTTAAATTTGCGCGTAAATACCTATAGGTATTAGTGTTATTCATTTTTAGATGATAACAGCAGTCTTTGTGCATGATTGTACAGAATTCGCAGATCATCAACACTTAGCTTTTTCGCTAGGATAATTAATTTTGTTATCCATAAATCCCTTTCCATAAGATCATCCCTTTCCATTCATTTTCTATGAATAAAAAGAAAAACGTTTTCCTTATTCTAATATAATAAGTCTTAAATTTCATATGTCAATGTCTGTTTTGTATTAAATTGTACAAACATAATACCAAAATGTGCAAGTGGTTATATATCACATTTCCAGTCTCGAATTTTTTCGGGGGGGGGTAGAATTTTTAATGTACTTTTGGTTATATTATTAATGACTGATTTTTTTTGTAAATATTTATTAATATTTTGCATTTTTCATTACTCTTTTTAAAATGTGATGTTATTATTCATGTGTACATGATAAATATTTTAGGCTTTTTTCTATTTCCTCAAAAAAAGATTAGCAGAGAAAAAAAACGAATGAGCAAAGAATGAAAAACAGATAGTGATATTGAGCAGTATACACTATCTGTTTTTCTTTGTACACATAAAAAAGGAAGCAGTGTCGTTTTCAAGACTGCCTCCTCAAAACTAATGTTTTTCCTTGCAAACGTAGTTTAACACAGATTAGTAATATACGTCAATTGCATCAAAAGAGTAATCAGATGTTAATTTATGCTTTTGATTGATCCTATATACTATCTGTTTCTCTTTTTCAAATTTACTGAACTATATTCATTAAATACATAGAATCAATTTGAAGCATTGTCATTGCTAATTGATGCACTTTAGACGGTAAATCCTTCTCAGATGATAAAACAGTCATTTCATTATCATCACTTAAGGAAACCCCTGACAACATGCAAATTTGTTCAATGGTTTTTCTTCTGCTGGATTTCTTACCAATATTAATGCCTGTATCAATAAGATTATTTATAATATATCCATCATCGGAAACCAAAAACATACCGTTTTCTTTTTTATCATCCACATAGCAAACTATTGGATCTCCTATGTGATCTTCAAAAGGAAGGACTATTTCATGTGCAGTTTCTATTTTTTTTACAGATAAATTAGATTTTAAAAAATTCAAATAATTCTTTGCAAAGTCTTTTAAATTTTCCATAATATCATTTCTCTTTCTAAATTGACATTATTTATGTCAATTTTATAAATACTTATTCATCATATCTACAATGCTCTTGTCTTTTGTATCAAACCAATGTGCATATGTATTGTGCAATGTTTCAACTGTATCTCCTAAGCGTTTGGCTATGTCAAAATCTGAGAATCCAGAACCTGCCATGTTATTAATTAGAAATGATGCATGTGAATGTCTAAAATCATGAATTCTTATTTTAGGCAATCCATCATCTTTTTCTTTTGCCTTATTGTATGCATCATCAAATCTTCTTTGTACTGTCTGAGGTGATATTGGTTTATAGTATCCAAATACAAATTTATCTTTTGTGAAATCATCCCATTTAGAACATTCTAAAAACCATTCTCGAAGCATTTTAGACAATGTGTTAGGCATTGTGATAGTTCTATAGCTATTGTTTGTTTTTGGCGGTGTAAGCCATTTATTAGGGTCTTTCTCTTTGTATCTGTATGTTTTGTTGATATCTATCGTTTGCTTCCTAAAGTCAATGTCCTTCCATTGTAGGGCCATGGCTTCACCTTTTCGTAATCCCATGTAGAATAAAACAGAATAAAAGCATTTCATCATTTGTTCATCTACTTCTTCAATGAATAAATCAAAATCATTTTGCTGCCATATTTTCATTTCTTCTTTTCTTTCATTCAATCTGAGATCTCGTTTTACATATGTCATTGGATTGGTTGGAATGTATTCAGAAGTAACACCAAATTTATATAGCTTATTTAAAAAGAAATATATTCTTGATACATATGCCTTTGAATATTTCTCATCAAATTTGCTGATCAAGTTTTGCATTTGCCTTTTATCTAGAAAATCAATATCTTTCATTTTCTTAGAAAGAACATTGTACAAATATTCATCTGATTTTAGTGTTGATTCTTTTACATACTTTCTATTATATTCTTTAAAAGCTTTATATAGTCTATCAAAATTCATGTCGGATGGAAGCATAAAGAAATCTTTTCTGAATTCAACCTCAGCTTTTTGTGCTTCCCATTTAGAATCAAAACCACGCTTACGATATCTCTTTATACATTTACCATCTTTATATATTTTTCCGGCAAACATATATTTTCCTGTTTTCTTATCTAATTCCACTGCCATTTTTTGTGCCCTCTTATATGTCTATAATATGCAAAAAAAGGGTATAATTCAATGTTTTAATATCAAATTATACCCCAATATACCCCAATGCAAATAAAAAAACCTTTAAATAAAGGCTTAAATTTCTATGGAGCAGATGAGGGGAATTGAACCCCCGTATCAGCCTTGGCAAGGCTGTGTTCTACCATTGAACTACATCTGCATGAATGGCGGTCCAGATGGGACTCGAACCCACGATCTCCTCCGTGACAGGGAGGCATGTTAACCACTACACCACTGGACCATAATTTTCCAAAAATAAGATGGCGGAGAAGGAGAGATTTGAACTCTCGCGCCAGTTTCCCGACCTATACCCTTAGCAGGGGCACCTCTTCAGCCACTTGAGTACTTCTCCAAGAATATTTTCAGAATACTTATTTTTTAGAACAACCTGCGTTATCCGTAACGCCCGTTTATAATAACATGAATAAAAACTTATTGCAAGCAATTTTTTCAAAAAAGACAAAAAAATTAGAGGCCAATTTTTGACCTCTAAACTT